ATCCCTCTTAGTCTACCTTAACTATGTCACTCATCTTCTTCTTCTTCGTCCTCGAAAGGGTTCGGAATTCTAGAAAACATGGAGCTTGGATTATCTATTCGACTTAGCCGTAAGGCGGTCTTTAGAGTCCTAGCTTGCGTATGCAAGATTACTACGTGGTTCCTTTCTTTTAGGCACCTTGCCGGGTTTGGTAACACCGACAGGGATCTGTATGCTAGGAAGTCGTGATTTGTCATCTCGACTTTCCCTAACATTAGGTCTCTCAAGCGTGTAAGATCTGAAAGAGTTTGTAAGTGGAGTGCCGACCAGGCACCCACCCAAGGAATAGCGTTAGTTTTGAGAACGAGCTTGAACCCCTCCAATTCTGGTGCTACAAAGAATTTAGTAGGATCTGGAAACTGTTGTTTCCACTCTGAAAACTTAGTTGTAATATCTAGTAAGTCTTTAATCAGGTTCTCTCTCATTGCAAGTAAGACGTAATCAGTCATGACAGACTGGTGGCGTCCAAAGCAATCGAGAGGGCGGTAGACGGCCAGGAACTCAGTAATGAGCGCGTTGCGTCCCCCTATCAGTTCCCGTAAGGGAAGCCTGTTTAGAAGAATGGTATTTGATATAAATCGTTTTTGAGATTTCATATCATATATCATTAATAACTTACTTAAGGTTTCGGGAGTTAGCATTGGACCCGAGAAAGACGTCCAACCATGAGAAGCCATTGATGCAAGAAAAGCAGAAAGTTCGGGTGGGCTCTTTACAACTTCAGGTAATCCTGAAATAGTAAACGGACTAACCTCTTCTTTTTTTAAGAAGACCCGGTTAGCGAATTGGAACAGTGTATCAGAGACTAAAGTCTTTGTATCACTTATTTCAACCCCTAGAAACTCTATAATTCTTTTGTATTCAGTGGCTAATCTGGTATCATGTATCATTATATCATCACCTAGTAAAATGTATTTACATTCTACTTGTGCTCTCTTCGCAGCGATGCGGAGGATCACATGATGAGATATGGTGAACATGGTCCAGCTGGTATAGGCTCCTAAAGGCTGTCCTACTGCAAAAACAGTAGGTCCCCTTTCGGAACTAAAGGCCAGTTGGCTTAACAATTGATCCCATGCTTCTGATTTTTCTTCTCCATACATAGCACTGAATACAACTTTCTGAAAGGAAAGAGGTAGACGGTCTGTGGCATTGGAGAGATCAAAACTGAAGTATGGTCCGTCAGGAATACAGTTCGTGAATTTACCTTGATCAAAGGTCATATCTTGTGGTATATTTTTTAGTATACCCATTTGTTGGTCATGAAACGGTTTTAATACCGTTTGTGTCCAATAATCGATAATACCTATAAGTCGGGTTTTCCCCTCCTTATCTGCTATTGCAG